TTTACTGGTTGTAGTAAAAGATTTAATCTCAATGGTGAAGACCATTCTATTTATTTAAAAGCAGGTGTTAAAACTGGACAAAAATTTAGATTAAGAGGTAAAGGACAAGCACATCCATTTAATACACAATTACCATCCGGAGATCTTATTGTAATTATTCATGTACAAATGTCACCTGAATATATTATTGACCAAAACAATGATGTATGGATAGATGTAACATTACCATGGTATGATATAATGGCAGGAACTAAAATAACAATAGATACTTTAGATGGTCCTATTTCTATTACTGTAGCAGAAGATACTACACCAGGAAAAGTGTTAAGAATAAAAGAAAGAGGTTGGCCAAATTACGATACACAATTGCGCGGAAGTTTGATGGTAAAATTAAATCCAAGCTATCCTGAACTAAACGAGACACAACTCGAATATATAAAGAAAGTAGGTATTAACACAGATGGAAAGATATTTTAGAAAAAATAATAATAGAAGGTCTAGATCTCAATTGGATTTTATCATCCAAGGTTTAATGGTAAGCAACAAATCACATTTTTTTGCTTTACTATATCAAGCGATGATTGAACACCCATCTTATGTTATTTTATCTGATATGCCGCAAGAGCGCAAACTAGAAATTTTAAATAGTATGATGTTGCATTACGAAGAGAGAGAAGACTATGAAAAATGCGCACAGTTAAAACAAATGCAACAACAAGTAAATAAGAACCTGACATGTTAATAATAAAACTAGAAAAGAAAACAAATATAGAAAAAGCTTTAAAGCAATTAAAATCTAAAGTTATCAGAACTAAGCAATCTAAAAAGCTTAGAGATAATAAACACTTTTCTAAACCATCTGAGAAGAAAAGACTAGCGAAGCAAAAAGCAGTCTACCTACAAAAGAAGTGGGACACCGAAAATCAAGACTAACTTAAGGATAGTATATTATACTAATAATTTTACCCTCGTATTATAGCTATATGGGAGGAAGCAACTAAATATATAATTATGGTAGGTAATACCAAAAAAAGATTAAAGAGTGCGATGAGTGGATTTATCTCAAATACAGATAAAGATAGCCTAATGAGGGCGAGTTATTATCAAATAACTAGAAACTTTACTAAGACGGTAAATCGCTTTGTAGCATTTAAAGATGAGGACAAATTGATTGAAATACCACATGGTATTGGACAACGTTCTAAATTTATAGATCTAATGGTAAAATACTTCGAATCATTAGAAGAATATGAGAAGTGTAATAAATTAATGAAGTTAAGAGAGCTAGTTATGATGGCTGGCGACTAAATATATTAAAACTATGGCAAGAACCTCTAGAGCAGCATCGATCGCTGCAGGTATGAAAACGATTAGACTAAGACCGGGACAACGTGATTATGTCGACACAATATCAAAAAATGATATAACGTTTTGTTACGGACCTGCAGGAACTTCAAAAACATTTACAGCATGTTATACTGCATTGCAAATGTTGCAGAATAAAGAGATAAAAGAAATCATATTATGTAAGCCTATTCAAGAGGCTGGTGAAAAACTAGGTCATTTACCAGGCGGTATTGAAGATAAAGTAGATCCGTATATGAAATCATATAAATCTAATTTAGTTAAAATCATAGGAAATGAATTAACAGAAACTCTATTCGAAAAGAAGATAATCAGATTTGAACCATTAGCATATATGAGAGGTGATACCTTTGATGATGCATTGATGGTTTTAGATGAAGCTCAAAATGCTAACTTTAAACAACTAATGTTATTTGTAACTAGAATGGGTAGTAAAAGTAAAGTTGTAGTTACCGGTGATGTTAGCCAAGCAGATATTCAAGCATCGCAAGTTAGCTTACCAGATTTTATCAATTTAATCCAAGATGTAAAAGGAGTAGGAACTCACATCTTTACAGAAAAGGATATTGTTAGAGCAAAAATCTTACAAGAGGTTGTAGTTAGATACGACAAATGGAAAATTCAAAACAACATAAAATAGTAATTAGAAAGGCTAAGTTTGAAGACCTAGAACGTATTTGTGAAATTTATACACAAGCATTTCAAGGAACTACAAGTCCATCAACTAGACAGTGGTGGAATATTATAGAAGATCCAAACATTCATTATTTTGTTGCAGAACAAGGAGAGTATATTGTAGGCGTTGCATCTTTAATTACTATTAATAAACTTTTAAGAGGTGGTAATAGAGTCGGCTTAATCGAAGACGTTGCTGTAGATAAAAATATGGGTAGCAGAGGAACTGGAAAGGCGCTAGTTGAAAAGCTAAAAGAAAAAGCAATAGAAAGAGGATGTTACAAAACAATACTTAATTGCTCAGAGGATAATATACCATTCTATGAAAAATGCGACTTCTATTTAAATGAAGTACAAATGAGATGGGATAGGCCAGAAAGTTTAAACCCAAAGTCTAGAAACAAAGGGCTATTTTAAGATATAACTACTAAACAAGTTATATTTATGTCTAAACAAATAATCTTAAGACACAGTCATCTAAACGATCCGAATATTGTCGAGGTCGGTGTTGATGAAGCAGGAAGAGGGGCACTCGCCGGGCCTGTAACTGTTGCGGCATGTATAATGCCATTTGGATTCCAACACGAATTAGTAAGAGATTCTAAACTATTAAATGAAGGGCAGAGGGCAGAGGCTAGGAAACTAGTACTTGATAACTGTTTAGCATACTCTATTCAACACGTAGATGTTGAGACAATAGAAAACACTAACATTTTAAAAGCTACATTAGAAGGCATGAGAAGAGCTCTCGAAGCTACTAGAAAAGACCATGATTTTGGTTTTATCTTAGTTGATGGAGATCAGTTTCATGGATTTGACGGCAAACCTTTTGAAACTATTGTTGGAGGTGATAACATTTATATTAGTATTGCTGCAGCCAGTATCTTAGCTAAAACAGAAAGAGATCTTTATATGAAATCTTTAGAAGGTGGTAATGTATATGGATGGGGTTCTAATAAAGGATATGGAACTAAACAACATATTACTGCAATCAAAGAAGCTGGGGCGACAGAACATCATAGAGATTCTTTTATCTCACACTTATTAACTTCTACAAACGTATTGTTTTGAGAGGCCTAGTAGTAGGCATCCTATGTTTTTTAATAGGACAGACATTAATTTGGTTTCAGACCAATGGGCAATTCATAAATGAATGGGCAAAGAATAATACTTTAATCTTATCTGTTGTAGGTGGAACTACTATTAGCTATTTCTTTATTAATGGAACTAGATTAATAGCAGAACATTATGATGGTTTACTTTGGCCTGGTAGATTCTTAGGCTTTTCAATGGGTATTACTTCGTTTGCATTTTTGACTTGGTATTTTATGGGAGAGGGATTAACTATTAAAACATGGATTAGTTTAGGCTTAGCAGTCGCGCTGATTTGTGTACAACTATTTTGGAAATGAAATTACCATGGTTAGAAAAAGGTAAACCTACAATCGTAGCAGTTTATAGAAAGCAAAAAACAAGTAGTAAATATTATATGATTGTAACAGATATTCATGTAGATGTAATTAATAATGGTAGAGCAACCAAGCCTATCATAGATCATAAATACGATATTGTTGAACTGGGAATAGGTTTTAACTTTATTGAACAATGGTCTAAAAAATATAAAATTAATAAACCACAAATAATAACAAAATAATTGCCGCTACATTTTTTTATGTCAATTATTTTTCGTATATTTGTACTGTAAATATAAATAACCAATTTATGAATAAGAATATTTTAAAAGCCACACTTTTACTTTTAGTAGCAGTACCAGCAGCAGTTATTGCCGCTACTTTTTTATGGAATACTGTTTTAGTAGAAGCAGTTACTTGGGCAAACCCAATTAACCCATGGCAAATGTTAGGAATAATGGTATTATACTATGTTATATTCCCTGGACAAAAATCAACACTAAAGAATGACAAATAAGAAAATAGTATATTTCGACATGGACGGAGTGTTAGTAGATCTAGCACAAAAGATAAATTCATTTCCACCGGAGGTGGTAAAGCAGTTTGAAGCACTTGATATGATTGAGCAGCTGCCTGCTATTTTCTTAAATCCAGATCCTATTGCTGGAGCAGTAGATGCTTTTAATAAAATATGTGAGTCTGACAAATATGAAGGCTACATTTTATCAACAGCTCCATGGAATGCTCCTTGGGTTTGGACTCAAAAAAGAGAATGGGTAGAAAAGTACTTAGGTAAGAATGCTTACAAAAGACTAATCCTATCTCATAACAAACATTTAATGATAGGTGATTACCTTATCGATGATAGAACCAAGAATGGTGCTGGTGAATTCAAAGGTGAATTAATTCAATTCGGAACTAAAGAATTTCCAGGATGGGATTCTGTACTTAACTACTTAAAACCTTAATATGGATCAAAGGATTACAGAAATACTTAACAAAGAAAAGAATAGACAATCAGATACTATTGAGTTAATTGCTAGTGAGAACTTTGCATCTGATGCTGTAATGGAATTAGCAGGTTCTATATTTACAAACAAATATGCAGAAGGTTATCCTGGTAAAAGGTATTACAATGGATGTGACCACATGGATGAAGTAGAGTTACTTGCAATAGAAGAACTTAAAAAGTTATACAATTGCAACTTTGCTAATGTACAACCTCATTGTGGAGCAAATGCTAACACTGCTGTATTCCAGGCATTCTTAAAACCAGGTGATACAATACTTGGAATGGATTTAGCTAGTGGAGGACATTTATCTCATGGCAGTAAACCTAACATCTCAGGTAAAGTTTATGATGCACATTCGTATGGAGTAGATGAGAATGGTTATTTAAACTATGATGATATTAGAACTAAGGCCCTAGAAGTTAAACCTAAAATGCTGATAGCTGGAGCAAGCGCATACTCAAGAATAATAGATTGGAAAAAGTTTAGAGAAATAGCTGATGAAGTAGGAGCAGTTCTATTAGTAGATATGGCTCACTATTCAGGTCTTATTGCAGGAGGCGAATATCCTAATCCTGTTGAGTACGCAGATGTAGTAACCTCAACAACTCATAAAACCTTAAGAGGACCAAGAGGTGGAATCATTATCTGGAATAACGCAGATTATACTAAGAAGATAAATGGAGCAATATTTCCAGGTACACAAGGTGGTCCACTCATGCATGTAATTGCTGCTAAGGCACAATGTTTTATAGAGGCTAATACTCCAGAATTTAAAGAGTACTGTAAGCAGGTAAAAGAGAATGCTAATCGTATGTGTAGAGTATTTAAAGAAAATGATATATCTATATTGACAGGAGGAACTGACTCACATTTAATATTAATAGATCTATCTAATAAAAAACATAGTGGAAGAGTAGTAGCTGATCTATTAGAAGAAAAAGGTATCACTGTTAATAAGAATGGAATACCCAATGATCCTAGAAGTTTTATAGAAACCAGTGGTATTAGAATAGGGACTGCTGCAGAAACAACAAGAGGCCATGGTAAGAATTGGTTTGGAGCATTAGCAACAAAAATAAGTGAATTAATAAATGCCT